TCCAACTGCACCGCAAACAGCACCAGCTTGCGGTGCAGTCCGGCCTCAGCATGAATGGATGTTTTTTGTGCCATGGTGGGTTTGTCCTTGTCGCTATCGCTCAGGACACATTACAAATACGAGGCGCAGGCAAAGCCAACGGGGCCGATGGCGTACGTCCGGTAGTGGTAGAGATGGCGATTGCGAGACCCGGCAAAGCTGCCGGCGTACCAATGGCCACGAGAAAGCACACAGAGCAGATCGCGGATGAACTGGTAGTAGTAATCAGCACCCATGGCGTTGCTGCCAGCTGCGCTCATGCCTGCTGCGGCGGGCAGGCCCAGCATGGCTAACTTGCGCTCGGAGGCCGTGGCCCAGCCAAACACTTGATTGGCACCGTTGCCATAGCGCAGGCCGTAGCTGTTGTTGGGGTAGGTGGTGGCAAAGTTGAGCGCTATCACATCAAACTGCGCCGCCACGCCCGTGGCGCCCCAGTGGTCGGTAGCCAGCGTAACGCCTGATGTCACGGCCGCAATGTCCACCGACTCTTTCAGCGCGTAAAACGTGCCGTTGGTGACCGTGCCGCCCGAGGTCCAGGCGGTAAACGCCGTGCCATCCACGCCGTTGAGCGTGATCGTGTTGGCATCCACCACGGTGCACACATAAATCTTGCCGTTGAGCTGTGTCATGCCCAGCACAGAGTCAATCTGCACATAGTCACCCGTGGTGCGGCCATGCGCGGCCACCGTCAGCGCTACCGGGTTGGCCTGGGTGGCGCCGGTGATGGCCTTGCTTGTGGCAATGCACGTCAGGCCTGGGTTGATCTTGTAGATGTTGCCTGCCACGTCGGCAATGCCGCAAGCCAGGCCGTTGTGCGTTGCCCGCGCAAATACCGAGCCGCTGCCGGTCTTGGCAAAGTTGGGCTGCGTGGTGGCGCCAGCGCTGGTGAACGTTACCGCGCCCGCGCCGTTTTGCAGCACGTCGGCCTCTGACTTTAGCGCGTTGTTGTCATTGCCCTTGGGGTAGTTTCGCACGCCGGTGGCGTCGTACCAGGCGCAGTAGGTGGTGCTGGTGGCAGCTTGGGCAATCCAGTCGCTGATGTCGCTTAGGGCGGAGGCGATGAACACGCTTTCCGGGAAAAACTTGTTGCCTCGGCTCTTGGCCGCTTGCAGCGCGCCATAGTAAGCATTGACCGGGGTTTGACCGTTGGCGGTGCAGCCGACAAAGCCAATCTGCTGCGACACCGTGCCGGTGCCTGTGCCTACGCCGGTGGCGGTAAAACGCAGGCCCACGGTGTTGCTGGCAGCACCGATCAAGGTGAAGTCCGTGGTGCCCACCGACAAAATGGTGTACACCCGCGCCGCCACCGTGGCTGTGGCGGCTTCGGATTGTGGCCCGGAGACCATGGGCATCACATTGGGGAGGCTACTGGCGATGGTGCCGTTTTGCGAACAGTCGTATTTGTCGCGGAAAAAGCCCGGTTGAACGGCGCCTGCGTTGATGAAGGCACGGTGGCGGTAGTAACCCTCGGCGTTGGCGGTGGCGTCGTCAGGGAAAGTGTCGATGGCCACAATGCTGATACTGTTGACGCCATAGATTCCATAAGTGGGGTTGTTAGGATGGCCGCGGCGAATCCAGAATGCCGGAACCCACACCATGATGGACCCGTCCCGCACATACTGGTAATTTCCGTAGTTGGCAGACAACACATCGCTGTAACCCGGCAGTGGCAGGTAGCCGTCAGGCAGGGCGGGGCAAATTCCAACGCCGGAACCGGCGGCGCCGGGGGTGCCGATTTGATTGGCTGGCGTTGCGCCAAAAGCGTCAAGCCAACTAATGTCAAGCCGCGCATTTGCGTCAGCCACAGGGCTGCGCCCGGCGGCGGCGGTCAAACTTGAGGGGCGGTAGCCGTGGGCGTTTAATTGTCCGCGGTTGATGCTCATTGCTTCACCCACTTGGTTTCGCCGGTCAAATTGGCGCCGGTGTAGCTGTAGGTTTTCACCCAGGTGGCAGTGCCATCTGTCGCGGTGTCGGTGGTCACCAGGCCGCTGGCGTTGTAGGCATATACATGGCTACAGGCGTCCGGATTAAAAAGCGCGCCGGTGGAGTCCGGAACCAACCCGCCACCAGCGTAGGGCTGGCCGGTAGCGGGGTCGAGCAGCACGACCGCTTGCGGGCTCAAGGTGCGCGTGGCACCAGGTACATCAATAAATTCAGACATCATCAACCTCCGTCAAAAAAAATCTTACATATGGTTCTGTCACAATAATTTCCCCTCGGTCACGCAAAGCTACGTTTTGGTTTATTTTGGCCAAGCCTCTTGCATCAATTGGATGTCAGAGTGGCACTGGTCAGCATCCCGCGCCATTTGTTGAATAAATTCTGAGCTTGCTGCGACCACGGAATCGTAGGCGGCAATGACTGAATTACAGGCTGTGGGGTCGTCGAAAGCGGCTCGCGCGGAGGAAGTGGATGCGATGCGCAACCCGTTGCCAGCATTACGACTACCATCAGAATCAACACGAACACGCACGCTACGCTTTGCCGAAGCAGCCTGCGCAGCCGCGACTTGCGACATACTTCGCTCAAGCGTCGCCCTTGCAGCCCGTTGTATTTCAATTCGCTCTTGAGCATGGTTCAACTCCTGTTTTGTGATATTTCCCGCTTGCAGTTGCCATGCCAGCCCGAAGCCCGCCAAGCCAGAAACGATAGCCGACACCAAGGCAATGATCAGGGTGGGGTTCATTGCAGGGCCATGCAAGCCGCATGCCGTTTGCGTTGCCGCGTCCACACGCCTGCACACACCTTATTGCCAGGGATCGAGCAGTCAAAGCCGCCGCTGCGCTTGTACAGCAGTAACGCGTGGCAGGCGGCGGGGTGGCGGTTGGCCAGCAGCTCGCGGCGCATGCTTGATTTAAGCCATGCCCCAGTGCCGTATTGGTACACCCAATCCATATACAGGTCGTACTCACCCTGGCTCAACTCAACGCCAGGCAGCGACGCCTGAAATACCTTTTCTTCTTTGCTGATGTGCGCCCGCATGGTCACCAGGGCGCGTACCGGCGTGGTGGTGTCACCCAACCTGACCGGCGTGCCGTCCGCGTGAAACGTGCTACCAAAACCCAGCGTCGGGCGGTCGTTCTGGGTCGGGATCATGGCGCTGCCCGCATAGTGCTCGCTCACAGCGATGCCAATCAGCGCCGATGCACTCAAGGTCAGGCTGGCGACGGCGATGCGGTAAATGCTCACAACCACCCCCACAAGTCCCACAACTCCAGCCAGGCCTCAAGCCACATCTTGGTGATTTCGCTCATCACGCCCCCCCTGCTTGATGTCCCGGTAAATGGCCAGCATCTTGTGCCCGATCATGAGCATGGTGTACAGCAGCGTGCCCCACAACACCAGGTCGGACACCGGCATGCCAACAATCGTGGCAATGGAGACAGACACAGGTGGCGCTGATTTGGCAATCATGGCCACGCCAGATTCCGCGGCTTGGGTAGACGTTGGGTTCATGGGTCGGGCTGTAAATAATTTAATTGATGGGCGTGGTGATGGTTTCGATCAAATTACCGTCGCGGTCGCGGGTGTGCACCTGGCGCATGGCGGCACGGGGCGCGGGCTGCACCACCACGGTGGGCGCGGGCACGTTGACTTGCGTGGCTTCTACCGTGTAGGCGGTCTGCACCAGACCCTCGGGCAAGTTGACGTTGATTTCGTGGCCCTCGATCGTGACCGGAGGCGTGTTGATGGTGATGCTGCGCGGCTCGGCGGCCAGGGCATCCAAGCTGGCTTGAAAGCGGTCAATGGCGGCATCGCGGGAAGACGCGGCGGCGGTTTTGGCGGGTGCGTCATCAGGCTCAGGCGGTGCATTGGTCGATGTTGCCGGGCTGCCGGGCGGCGGCACATAGATGCCGTCGCGCTTTTCGGCATTGATTTCCTTCACCCGCTGCTCGTGCTTTTGCTCCCAGTCCACACCGTCGTGCAGTATGGATTCGGCCTGTTTGGTGCTGATGCCCAGGTTCACCCGCGCCTGCGCGGCGGCCACTTCCTTGGCCGGGTCGATTGAGCCGGGGCCGTCGCCGGTCCAGATAGCAGCACACCAAGCGGCGCGCACAATGTCGTCGGCAAAAAAGCCGGGGCAGTGGATGCGCCCCTCGGCCACCTCGTCGGCCAGCCACAGCTCGACCACCGGCTGGCACAGGCTCTTGGCCAGAAAATCGCGCTTGCTGCGAAAGGCTTTCCAGGCCATCAACAGCGCGGCCCGGGCAGCGCTGTAGGATGATTGAAAGTGCATCACCAGCACCTCGAACGGCATCTCCAGCGCCATGCCGATCTGGCGCACCATGGCGGTCCAGAACGGGTCAAACGCCGGGTTCGGCCTGCCCGGCGCGGGGCTGTCAATGCTTTCGCCGGGCAGCAGGTTGATGGCCTTGCCACTGTCCATCTCGCCACTCCATTTGCTGGCGGCATCCACAATGGCGCCCTGCGCGTCTTCGTCGTACAAATTGTCAAAGGCGTCGGGGTCCATCTTGATGAAGGTGGCCATCAGGCCGCTGACAACCGCCGCGTGCAGTTCGGCATCACTCCAGCGCCCCAGTTGTTTGAGGGGTTCCAGAATGGGCGCAATCCACGGCACGCCGCGCACCTGGCCGGGGCGCAGTGGCTTGAACAGGCGTAGCACATTGCGCCGCCCGGTACTGTCACCCCGCATGGCCACGCGCTGCCAGGTGTTTTTGCCTATGGCGGTGGCGTTGCCCGGGTGCTGGCGGGCCACGTGGATGGCCAGCGCCTCGCCGGTGGGCGGGTGGATCTCGATGCCGTCAATCAGCGTGTCAGTGTCTTGCGCGCGATCGGGGTTGCAAATGCGGTCGGCCTCGATGAGCTGCAGGGCCAGGCGCGCCGGGCGGCCAGCGCGGGCCATGCGCGGCGTGAGCACGGCCACGTCGCCGCTCTCCAGAAAACTGCGAAAACACAGTTCCTGCAGACCGTAAAAATCAAGCTGGCGGGCGGCATCACAGTCCGGCGACTCGGCCCAGGCCCTGAAACGGCGCTTGGCGTCGTCCTGCCAGGCCTCGGCCTGCGCATCACTCAGGCCCAGAAATTTGGCGTCGATGGCCGGGGTGTACGTCAGGCCGGTGCCGACCACATGGCTCACCGTGGTGTTCAGCGCGCCCAGCGCAATCGGGGCGTTGCGCATCTGGTCACGGCTGCGCGCGCGCAGCATGGGCAGGTCGCGCACCGTGTCGGCATTGGCGCTGCCCGCCGTGGGCAGCCAGCGGCTGAGCTGGGCGCGGTCAATGCGCGCGCCGGTGTAGCCGCCTGACAACGCCAGCTGGGTGCGCTGCTGCATGCGCTGCAGCGCCAGGCCGGGGCGCACATAGGCGATGGCTTTGTCGAGCAGGTTCTGGCCCACCAGGGGCGCCGTCGGGGGTGTGACGGGGCTGTTCATGTCAACCGGCCACCACGGTGCGGGCGCGGCTGCGGCCGCCAGCGCTGCGGCCCAGATCGGCCACACGCCGGTTCCAGGTGGTGATGCCGGTCTGGATCGCGGCCAGATCCGCGCGGGTCAGCCGCCTCCCGGCAATCTCATACGCCTGGCCCGATAAAACAGCGGTTTCGGCGGCCAGGTAGGCGTCGAGCTGCGTTTGCGCTTGAAGTAAGGTGATGCCTGCCATGTGTGTGCCTAGGTGGTAGGCCCTGACTTTAAAAAAATCAGGCTGTCTCAAATAGGGCAAATTGAGACGACTTCAGCTAAAGCGCCCGCCGCCCTCTTTCATCACACGGTAAATGGTGGCCCGGCTCACGTTGTGGCGCGCCTCGATGTCTTGGGTGGGCATGGAGGTCAGGCCGTCCTGGTACACAGCGGCGCGCTGCTCGGGTGTGAGCCGCTTGGCGCCCTTGGGCACAAACACCCGGCGCCCGCCGTAATCGGCCTTGACGCGCTCTTCCACCTGGCGGGCCAGCGCGGTGCTGAAACCCGGCGCCATGGCAATCACCATCTGCAGCGTGTAGGCCACCACGTCGGGTTCGGGGTCGGGGTTGGGATGCATCATGGTGATATTGCTCAAAACAGCGCCCCCTGGTCTTTCAGCAGCGCGGTTTTCATGGCCTTCTGAAATGCGGTGTCAAAGTAGCCGGGAAAGTGCCGGTCAAACGCGCCACGACTGATGCCGTAAAAGTCAAGCAACTCCTTGTATTTGGCGCGCCTGACAAAGATCAGCATCGGTACCAGGCTGGTGCCCCAGGCGGTGTACACGCGCTTGTACACGCCCGGCGGCAAGTGGGTAATGCCGCTGCCAACCCGGTTAACCCAATAGGTGAAGCCGTAGGTCTTTTTTGTGCCCTTGGCCAGCCGCGTCACTGTCTTGCTGTTGGCGGTGTTGTAACCGGCCTCGGTGTAGGTGCCGAGCACGTTGAGTATCTGGCTGATCTGGCCCGCGCTCATGTTGCCGTAGGCGTCCAGCGTGGCACCCGCACCGGGCACCACGTTGTAGTTTTGCGGCAAGTAGTTGGCGCGCCACAGCCTCGCCTCCATTGTCTTGTAATGCCGCTGGCCAGCGTACACATGCGGCTCGACCATGGTGCGGCTGCTCTCCACCGAGTTTCGGTCTTTGAATGCCAGCGCCGCTCCCAGCGCAGTCTTGGTGGCGTATTTGATGCGGATGCTGTTGATGACCCAGGCCGTTGGCCGGTCAAACACGCTCTTCATTTTGGTCTGCACATCGCTGCGCCCCTGCTCAGCCACCTTGTTGATGGCCAGCATCATGGCATAGGGCAGCTGCTCCTTGGAGATTTTGAGCGCTTCCTGCAGCTGCGCCGTGTTGGTATCCAGGGTGATTTGCATGAGACGGCCTTTCAGGGTGGGTGTGGACGGGAAGACAATTAGCGACGCAGGCCGGCCAGCGAAATGCGGCCGTTGTTGATCAGGTGGGCAGGCGGACGCGTTGGAGGTGCCATGGCCGGGGCGTCTGGCAGTGCAGACGTCTGCAGGGCGGGCACAGCGTCAGCGGTGGTGGGTGCGTCAGCCGGGCTGGCCGACTCTGCGGGCGCCTCGAACAAATCCAGCACCTGGGGCACCAGCCGGTTGCGCAGCGCCTGCCAGCCGTGCTCGTTTTTCTTGTGCAGCCCCAGAAAATAGGCGGCGGCCAGGTTGTAGTTCATCAGGTCAAGCGGCTCGTTCGCTTCGCCTTTTTTCTTTTCCCACCAGCTCACTTTGCGCCCGCGTTTGTAGCCAAAGGTGCGGTACTCGGCGGTCAGGCCCTTGTAATAGCTCTCGGGCAAATCGGCACTGAAGTGCACCGCGCCCGGCCCGGTGGCCCGGTGCCAGCGCGCCTGCAGGTAATCTTTGGCGGTGTCGGGGCCGACAAACCAGAGCTGCGCACCCTGCTTTTGCATCTGGCCGCGCCAGGTGATGTCGACCAGGCTGGGTTTGCTGCTCAAAATGGGCCGGTCCGGGCGGCTGTGCCCCTTGATGGCAAAGATGTTGCGGCGCTTGCGGCTGGCGGTAAAGTTGTACACGTCCTGCGTGTTGGACCCGCCCGAGTCGACAAACGTGGCGCTGATGTTCAGCATGGCGCCACTGGCATGCCGGTACCGGCCCTTGAGCAGTTCGTCGGCGCGCTCCCAGGTGGCGACTTCAGACGGTGGCGTGTTGATCACCTGGTAGTCAATCACCCACGACTCCATGCCCTCGCCCCACGCCACCACCTTCATCTCCAGCCGGTAAGCCTGCGTGTCAATCGCCGCCGTCAGGATCAGCCCGCCCATCGGCACAGTGCCTAGGCGGTAATCTTCGGCGCGGGCCATCAGGGCGTCGTATTTGGTCGACTCCTTGCTGCGGGCCCAGCAGCGGGCCAGGCGCGTGTTGTAAAACACGATCATGGCCTCTTCGCTGCCTTCGTCGAGTTTGGCCTTGGCCATGTTGTATTGGCGCATCAGCGATATCCACGGAATCCAGCCGTAGGGCAGGAACATCGCGCTGATGACAAAGCTCTCGGTCTCGCCGTCGCCTGCTTTCCCCTCACTCCAAAGACCGTTCATAAACATGCGGGTTTTGTCGCCCTCTGTCATGAATGCACCGCACTCCTCGCACGGATAAACAGCTTGCTCTACCAACCGTCCCCTTTGTGGTTCTTCTGGCTTTTCCAGACGCATCATCGACAACGGATCATCCAGCAAGACTAAATTTTCAAAACGCAATGGCTGGGCGTGGCCACAGTGGATGCATTCGGCCAGCGCCTCGCGCTGCGTGCCGCGCCTGAACAGCGCGTCGATCACCGACTCGCCCTCGATCGTCGGTGAGCTGGGGTAGTACGTCTTGCGATTGCGCTCGAACGTGGTCTGGCGCGCTTCGGCCAGTTCGGCCGGGTCGCCCTCCCCGCCCACGTTTTCCTTCCCCCGGACAATCACGTCAAACAGCACGCGGCGCACCGCCAGCTCTGACAGGTTGG